GATACAAATGCAGCTACATTTTCTGTTGGAACAACTTCAAATGCTACAGCATTTACTGCTGCAAATAATGCTAAAGCTTTAGGTAGATCATCACAATCTTCTGCTGCTTTAGGTTTAATGGCAAATGTAGGAGCTTCTGATATGAAAATTGTAGGTGTATTTACTGGAACAGATGGTGATGGTACTACAGGTGCTATTACAACTACTGTTGCATATTCACAAGATAATTCGTTACAAAGAACATTTACAATAGTATAATTTAATTGTGGGCCTTAGGGCCCACTTTAAAAGAGGTAAATATGTTTGAAAATTTAAAAGAAAAAGGTAATGCACTTAAAAACCTTTTTAAAAAAGATAAAGAAGAAGATAAAGAAGATGACAATATAGTTGATAAAACTGTAAAAGTTATTGAAGCTAAAGAGGATTTTGTAAAAGAGGCAACTCCAGAAAAGATATTATTAGGACAAACAGACGATACAGGTATAACTGAAAATATTCAAGAAGTTTTAAAAAAAGAAGAAGCAGAAAAAAAAGAAGATGATGATAGCGATTTAGATAAAAAATTAGCAAGTATAGAAAAAGTTTTAGAAACTTTTAGTGATAGTCCTATTAAACCAGCTAGTTCTCCGTTTTCAGCAAAAGATGTTATTAAAATTAATGAACCAGTAGATTTTTCAGCATTAGTGGCTAAAGATTATATAGGTCCTATTTTATTAAATAAACCTAGTAGCCAAACCAACAGAATTGATTTACTATACGAAACTTTAAAAAAACAAAACTTAATATAGGAGAATAATATGGCAACAGATTTACAAGTAGCTTTTACAAGTAATACTTCAGGAGCACAAGAATTGTTTGGTGGACCTACTAGATTAAAAGCTTTTATTATTACACCAACAGCTAGTGCAGGCACTGTAGTTTTTTCAGATGGAGGTTCTAGTAAATTTACTGTCGCAACTGCAGCAAGTGCAGCTGGAGGACCAGTTAATATTGGTTTACCTGCTGATGGTGTAAAATTTAGCTCTAATTTACAAGCTACATTAACTAATGTTGCTGGTGTAACTACTTTTCATGGATAAAAATGGCTACATCAAATACAGCTACATTTAACTTAACAGTTACAGATGTAATACAAGAAGCATATGATAGAATAGGAGGAGATCCTATTTTAGGTTATGATGTTCGATCAGCTAGACGTAGTTTAAATATTATGTTTAGTGATTGGGCTAATAGAGGTTATAATCAGTGGACTGTAGAATTAAAAGATTTATCAGTTAGTCAAGGAACTACTGAATATACTTTAGATTATGATTTAGTAGATATCATTAATGCTAATGTTGTTGATGATGGAACTGAATATTCAATGACACGTTTAGGTATAAATGATTATGCAGCTATTTCAAATAAAACTCAACAATCTAGACCAACTCAATTTTATTTACAAAGATTAAATACTCCTATAATTAAAATTTATCCAGCACCAGATAAAGCATATACTTTAAGATATTATAGAATGAGAAAAATAATGGATATAACTGCTTCTACAGTTTCAGGTGTAGAACAAACTACAGATGTTCCTTTTAGAGCTTTTGAATGTATGTGTGCTGGTTTAGCTTATTATCTTTCAAAAAAAAGAATTAATATACAACAACCACAAAGAGCAGAATTAAAATTAGATTATGAACAAGCATATGAAAGATTAATTGCTGGTGACGATACACCTTCTACTAGAATATTACCAGCAACAACAAATAGGTTTTACAGTTAATGTCTAATAAATTAGCCGATAGAGGTAGACGTCCTCATAGAGCACCACATAATAAATTTGCAAGTGGTAGATTTGCACAAGCTATTTCTGATAGAAGTGGACTAGCTTTTCCTTATAATGAAATGGTTTTTGAATGGAATGGTAGTTTTGTACATGTATCTGAGTTCGAAGCTAAACAGCCACAATTAGATTTAATGTATTTTACAGATGCTGAAGCATTAGAAAATGCTAGGCCTAAAGCAAATATTTCTGTACAAGGCGGTGTTCCAGATCAAATAGAACCTATTTTTCCTCCAAATGCTGGATATATACCTGCTAACGGAATTGCACAAGCAAGCACAAATTTGTTATCAACTGCACTAGGAAGTGTTACAGTATCGATAACATGACGAATAAAAAAACTAAAGGTGTAATGATCGCAACACCTTGTTATGGCGGTCTTTTAAGTGAAGGTTATTTACACGGTTTATTAAATACAATTACATTAGCAAATAAATATAAATTTCAATGCCATGTAAATACTATGGGAAATGAAAGTCTTATTACAAGAGCACGTAATACTTTAGTAACTCAATTTATGGATTATTGTGAAAAAGATCCAGATAAATTTACACATTTAATGTTTATAGATAGTGATATAGGTTTTACTGGTGAAGCTGTTTATAGATTATTAAATTCAGATTTTGATATTGCTTGTGGAATATATCCTAGAAAATCAATAGACTTTAAAGCTATTGAAGGTTATGCTAAAAAAAATGATTTAGAAAACATAGAACAAAAATTATTAGGTTATAATTTAAATTTCGCTAATCCAGCAAATATAAAAGTAACTAATGGTTTTACAGAAGTATTGGATGCAGCAACTGGTTTTATGTGTATTAAAAAGGAAGTATTTATAAAAATGAGAGAAGCTTATCCTAATTTAAAATATACAAGTGATCAAATAATAAATAATGAAAGATTTTCTAGTCAAAATTGCTATGCTTTTTTTGACTGTATTATTGATGAAAAAAGTAATAGATATTTATCAGAGGATTATGCTTTTTGTAGATTATGGCAAAAAATTGGTGGTAAAATATATGCAGATGTTAATACTCCTCTAACACATTATGGAACGCATCCATTTGCTGGCCATGTGTGGACTAAATTTAAAGTTGATGAGGTAACTAAAAATGACAATGACATACAGCAGTCTAAAGACTGATATACAAACTTGGGCTGAAAATACAGGAACAGATTTTACAAATCAATTAGATACTTTCATAGATAATACACAAACAAAATTATCGAGAGATATAGACCCTGTAGGTTTTAACGAAAATGTAAATTCAAGTATGGTTCAAGGAGATAGATTTGTAAATCTTCCTACTGCTGTAGAACCTATGTTATTTAATTATGTAGAAATTGTCGTAAGTTCAAATACTAAATATCTAGAAATGAAAACATTAGAATTTATAAAAGAGTATTGGCCAAATAATTCTTTACAAGGAGAACCTAAATATTTTACTAATTTTGATGATAATAGAATATATGTAGCTCCTACACCTGATCAAAATTATGATATTAAAATAGGCTATCAAGGTAAAATTAATCCATTATCTAATACTAATACTACTAATTGGTATACTGAAAATGCTTCTGATGCTTTATTATATGGTTCTCTTTCTGAAGCAAATCTCTTTACAAAGAACATGGAAGACTATAATATATACAAACAAAAGTATGTCGAAAGTGTGACTGCCATAAATAACGAAGCTCGTAGAAGAAGAAGAACAGACTATAAGTTTCCTGGAAGTCCGCTAGGCGAAAACACTTTAACTGGAGGACAATAATATGGCAATAACACAAGCAATTTGCACAGTATTCAAACAAGATTTAATGAATCCTGGTGGAAATCTAGCTGCTCAAACACTAAAGTGTGCTTTATACGATAACACCGCAACATTAAATGCAACTACAACTGCTTATGCAACAGCAAATGAAGTTTCATCTAGTGGAACAAATTACACAGCTGGAGGAGCAACCTTAACGAATGTTGCAATCTCTACTGATGGAACAACTGCAATTTTTGATGCTGATAATGTTTCGTTTGCAAACGCAACTATATCTGCTCAAGCTGCACTATTGTATAATGCAAACAATTCTAATTCTGCTATTGCAGTTTTAGATTTTGGAGGAGTTAAAACTTCTACTAACGGAACATTTGAATTACAGTTTCCTACTGCAAACTCTACTGCTGGTTTAATCAGAATAGCATAAGGAGGAAATCCTTATGAC